TGGCGGAAGCGGTGGCTTAAGAACAACACTTTAAGGCCCGGAACTCCCGGGCTTTTTCTTTGGGCTGCGCAATTTGCGCCATTTTTTTGCCCGAAATCATCAGATTGAGCATTGTTGAGGGTTTCGAACTCTGAGCGTTCCCTTCGGGGCGGGCTCTATGGCTTCGCCACTGGGCCAGAAGTCCCAGCCCTTCGGGTGACGATCCCTAACGCAACAGCCGGGTCTTTCCCCCGCCGCGCCCCACCATTTCCCTGTGTTCCTGCGCCATCCCTCCGGAAGCCTGCCCCGGGCCTGTCCCGGCTGCGCGGGGTATTCATAAAGCTTTTAGAAGGCGCTTCGCGCTAGTCGCTTTACAAACCTTCCCCGCGCATCCGTGCCATTCCCGGTGCCGTCGTCCTACGGGCGCAGGAACTCAGGGAAACGGTGACAGAGGTTCGCTCTCTGGTGGAAAGACCAGAACCCGAAAGCGGGGAGGGCGAGAAATCTAGGGACCCGGTAACCGATGAAAGGCACGAAACCATGATCGCCAAGAACTACATGCAGCACCCGGAAGCATTGCGCTTCCAGCATGAGTTGTTCTCGAACGGGTATCACAACAGCCCGCGAATCATGCGGCTGATGGAGTGCATTTTCGATTGGACGCCTACCGTGCCTGGCTGGTGGGCAGCAGCGAAGGCAAAAGCCCGCGCCCTGGCTAAGGCTGTCAAGAAATCAATTGCAGACCTTTTCAAGGAAACGAAAGTGATTCAACTAAAACTGGAGTTCGTACAAGGCAGCATCACGAACAAGCCAGAAGACTGGGAACGCCTGAAAGAGTTTTCAGACTGGATGGACAAAACATTCAATCAAGCATTGACCACCACGCCAGATTTGACGGCAAAGCTGGGGCATAAAAACTCAGCGGTCGGAGAAAACTGGTACATGAGTTGCCAAGGCGCATACAGGTTGTTCTGCCCGACGCAACGGCATGCCCTGTTTCGCGGCGGATTTCAATACGCGGCCGCAACGTAACGGGTACCTACTTTGCAGTAGGTGTGGCTGCAATTCGCAGCTTGCCTGCCACATGTTCAACACCGTCAATAGTGATTATTGATCTGAGCATGCACGGCGCCATGACAGTCAGTGGTGGAAGCGATATTTGCACTCCAACCGATCTGCGAGTGAACTGGTCATGTCCGTTCTCTACCTCAGCGATCTCCGGTGCGCCCGGTTCAATGCTGGTTTGAAAAACTGTTTCATCTCCCTTTTCGATTCGAAAACCGACGGTCGTTATCTGCTCTTCAATCGGTAAATCGACGTAGGCGTTGACGGCGAAACGGGGAATCAAAGCGGGAAATTCATGTAGATAGAGGTAGCCGTTATACAGACCTACTATCGTTATTTTGTTTCCAAGCTCATAACGTATGTCGTCGCAGAATTGCGCTACAAAGCATCGAGATTGCGCCGCTGGCTTTGAGGGTGTCTTCGCTGAGGCCTTCGCTCGGGGTGTCGTCATGATTTTTCGGTAGTGGTTGAAAGTTTCGCTGTGGCTGTAATCACACTATCCAACCGCTCCAAAGTTAATCCGAGTGCTTGGGCCAACCGTTTTCCTGTGCTCCACATGATATTGACTGAGCCAGCTTCTAATCTCGCGATATTTGGTTGACTCGTACCAATGGCAGTCGCCAATTGCTGCTGTGAAAGCCCTAATGAAAGACGAACGCCGCCTAGAGTCGCACGGGAGCCACCGTATAACTCCTGTCCGAGAGCCACGCGTGCCTCTTGCATTCGAGATCGAACCTCGGCGTCAACTCGTTCGCGTTCAGCCGAAACCGCCAATCGCGGCAGCTTTCCATCAGCCGATCTACGCAGCGAAGCTAGACAGGGAGGGACAACAAAATACGTGGCTTCCACAGTGCTCGATTGCGTATTACCAAGCCTAGAGCTTGGAGAAGCGGCGGTAGTCGTACTCGTGACGGACTCGATCTGAAATTGGATGATTTGGTTCATAGTTGTAAAAATCGTTGGGATCGGCACCACCAGGTAACTTCTCGGGCTTCTTAACTACAACAGCTAGGAAATGAAGTTCCTCAACTGTGTTGTTGTAGGCGTACAAAATTCGATATTTACTGAGCCGGGGACCTAACGGCCTAATTCGGTAGAGGTTATAGCCATCATCTTGGAAACACGCGATAGCTCGACAATTTAGATGCGGTGGAAAATGATCTGCAGCCCATCTAGTAAGTTTCCACAATGCATCCACACTTTCCGCGACCTCATCTAGGAACGCATTGAGAAGATCAACATCGTCCGCTGTCAACGCATTTGCTCGCAATTTATCCAGATCCTTCTCTAGGAAGTCTCCGTTAAACATTTGTGGGACTATATCACCCAAGATATAACTTTGTGGGAATGGGGATTGGATTGGCGGAATTAAGTCACATTCCCTGCTCGCCGGGCGTTTCTTGCCGCAAGTAAGGGCTTTGCTAGTCCATGGTAGCAGGCGGTAACAAGTTAATGGCTCCTCTAATCTGACTAGACGCCCCTGTTTTTTTGTCCAGTGCTGAATTCCGTCGAAATCTGATCCAGTTAGCGAAGTAATTTCTATCCAAATCTGACCCACATAGGCACTACTCTGCTTGTTTTAAAGGCAGAGGGAAATTAGGAGTGATAGACGTGGCGACATTGAATGTCATCAGACGCCGAGCATTGCGGGATCAGATGTTCATTCGCGAGATCGCAAGGCGTACAGGCCTGGCTCGCAAGATCGGGCATATGTAGTGTCATCAAAACACCAATGAGGAGAGTCTGAGCATGAGTGGATGGAAAATTCCCTTTCTGTGGACTGGCGTAGCTATTGCAATTGCAATGCTGGCCCAATTTGAGGCGATAGTCGTGTGGACTGATCTGCACAGTGGATTTGCATCTTGGGTTCAAGCCATTGGATCAGTACTTGCCATACTGGCTGCCGCAGTGATCGCTGCATGGCAGACACACCAAACTCGAAACATCGATAAAGAAAAAGAACGGCGAGATCGACTCAACAAATTCTTAGCAGTTCGCGGAATTCTTATGCACGTCGATGCGTGTTTTCAGATTGCCATTGACGAACTAGGCAAGCGATCTTCTCCGAAAGTATGGGAGCGCCTGAGCCAGGAAGTTTCTCAGGCTCGTTCCGTTCTAGCTAGCCTACCCATACTCGATCTACCTGGTCCATATACCGCGATTCGTCTGGGCTTGTCGGAACAAAGACTGCGTGCACTTAACAACTTTTGTATCGACGTAGAAGAAGGAGATCTCCGTTTCGACAAGCAGGAAGTCGCTGCCATATTTGGAGAATGGCAACGCAAATCCGCAGAAACACTGGAGTGGTTTCTCGTTCAAATTAAAGAAAATAGTACTATCGAAGAAATGCGAGAGATAGCCCGCTTAAGTAGGCAGCACGTCCAAGTACCTATTTGAGGGGGATTTCCCATTGCCGCAAGCTGGAGTGCTCTAGCTTGCGCACGTGGTACACGGCACGCTAGATGCCCGCTCTTTGGTGGAATGACAAGAACGCCAAAGCAGAGAGGGCGAGAATCTAGGAACCCGGTAACAGAAGAACGGCAGGCGACCAGTAATTATTGACGCCCTGGAACTTTGCGCTGGCAGCCGTATGATGATGCTACAAATTCGGAGGGCTAGCTGATGTCAAAGAATGCTTTGAGGCGATCTAGAGAAGCGCATCATGATTGAGGATTCAACGAAATCTCAGATTCTCACGGAATTTGATAATGAGCGCGGCATCTACGAGGACTTCTCCCGCAAAGCCTCCGAACTCGTTTCGCAAATTCTTGCGGCATCAGGCATCGTGGTGCACTCAGTCACATCCCGCTGCAAAAGTCGTGAAAGCCTAAGTCGCAAGCTCGGACTTCCGGAAAAATCATATGACTCGTTAGGTAGCGTCACGGATATTTCGGCAATTCGAATAACAACATACTTCTCGGATGACGTAGATCTCATTGCCGAATTGATCGAGCAAGAGTTCGAGGTGGCGCCGGATCATTCGGTGGACAAAAGGATTAGTCTTGATCCAGACAGGTTTGGTTATCAGTCATTGCACTACGTCGTCACACTGGCGCCGGCGAGGTGCAAGTTAGTTGAGTATCGAAAATTCAACGGGTTAAAAACGGAAATCCAGATTCGCTCAATTCTCCAACATGCATGGGCCGAAATTGAACATGACATTGGGTACAAGTCGGCTTCTGGAATTCCTCGCGATGTAAGACGGCGTTTTGCGCGCGTAGCGGGTTTACTCGAACTTGCCGACGCAGAATTTGCTTCTATTCGGAGTAGTCTGAGTGACTACGCGGGGGCCGTAGTTCGGGAAATTCGGCAGAACCCGGCGAAGGTCGAATTGGACTTGTTGTCACTACGTGCTTTGTACGAAATTGACTCGCACACCAAGAGCTTGGATGCACTTGTGGCTGGAGCAATGGAGCGAACATTGGTAGCCGACCCTGGGTTAGTTGGAGAGCAATTTGTGGGGCGTTTCTTGACTTTAGGTATCCATCGAGTTGACGAGGTAGAGGTTGCAGCAGAACGGGTCAAAGACACTATTGCTGAATTCACGAAGTACTGGATTTCGCAATTTCTTTCGAAGAACTTCAAGATGGCTACGGGCCCAGCAAATGCAGGGATCGGAGTCTTTTACTTGCAGTACATGCTCGTGGCGCAAACTAAAAATCGAACGTTTATAAGAAATTTCTTAATTTCTAACAACCTTGGTGCTGCAGATGATCACGACGCAATGGTTGATTACTTACTAGACTTCTCCCCTAAGGCTACAAAGACTGGCCGAGAAGTGTCCGGAAAAAATCGCTGAGTTATAGGGGCTCACTCCAACGAAGTGCAAAGAGCAAATACGGGTCTCGAATGTCAAGCACGTCCTTGGCGTCGTCCCACTCAATCACTGACGTACCTGCGGCGTCGTTAGCCAGAATTGAATCGTGGTCGTTCCCGCGTCTCCTCCAATTAGAGGAGGCGACATCTAACGCAGAGAAGAATGTCCCGGCTTTTCCACCCGATAGACGGCCCGTTTAATCGTTGAGGGATGCACCTCGAACAGCGCGGCCAGGCTGTTGAGGGTGTACCAATTGCCAGGGGTGCTGTACAGCTTAACGATATCGGCCTCTGTGTCGCTTGGAAGAGAACGCTTGCGCCCGCAGTGCACACCCCTCTGCATAGCGGCGCGCTGACCGGCAATTGACCGTTCGCGGATGATTCCACGTTCGAACTCCGCGAACGCGCCAAGCATATGCATCATCATGCGGCCTGCGCTGGTGGACGTGTCTACCGGTTCTGTCAGGCTTTGAAATGAGGCACCGGCCTTTTCAATTCGCTCCAGAATTGCAAGCAGATCAATCAGCGAACGCGCAAACCTGTCGATCTTGTAAACCTTGACCACATCACCGGGTCGAAGCATCGACAGGAGCAACTGCAAGACAGGCCTACTGCCAACCGAGCTGCGTTTTTCTTGCATCACTTGCGCTACCCCACCACGATAGAGCGCATCAAGCTGAAGGGTTGTTTCCTGCTCCGTGGTGGATACCCGTGCGTACCCGTAGATCACGCCGACTGCACCGACTCAGGCAATTTTTGAAATGAGTTTGAGGACGACAAAGACGCCAATGCAGATCGCCGCAAAGAGGAACCAAACAAGCACTGGATGCCATGGCGTGGGAGTCGTTCGCATTGCGCGCGGCACGTGCGACTCATAAGATAAATCTCTGGGCGCCGGCACAGGCTTGCGGCCACCCCACCAGTAGCGACCGCTCTTACGGTCATAGAGCCCACCGGTCTTTGCGGCGTAGCCCTCCCTATACCAGTCACGGTCTTCCATCCCCATGCGGCGAGAATATCACAGGGGTTACAAATTCGCACAGTCAGGTCTTTGGTTGTGCTGCCGTACCGCCACCTGCGCCTAGGCCGATCTGCGGCGTATCGCAGGTGATAGCGCGATTGCTGCGCATCCATTGGACAACACCCGCGCAATCACTAAGAGGAATGTACCGATAGCCAGCGCGAATTAACTCTTTACTACTCGTATGACTGACCACCATGCCATTCTGCGAAACGCTCAGCATGTAGATGGTCTCCCCAGCAATCGTGATAAAGCCATTGAGGTGCAGACCCTTGCTCTGGTAGGGCTCAGGAATCTCATCAACGGCCATTGGCTGGGTCAAACTCGCTTGAACAGAGTTGGAGGCACTGGAGGCCGCCAAGCGCGGCACAGGGGCCACATAACCGGCGGGCGGGCCAGCGGTACGTGTGACTGTTGTGATTGATCTTGGCGTACTCCATTTGGAGTAGAAGTAGTAGCCCAATATCAGAGCGCAAAGGCCGAAGAGGACCCACACGTTGCGCGTATAGCGCTTGAACTTCACGATGAACGGTGAGACGTCCTGTGCCAGAGCTTCAGCAACGCTATTACCCTGCGTGTGGCTCTTGTAAAGGTTGAAAAACTCCGGGCGATATTTCCGCTCTTCGGTTGAAATGACGGAGCCCCGGTAGCCACCGTGCACCTTGCGGATGTAATGATCTGCCCGCCCCAAGATATCGGCCTTGCGGACTTTCACGAGCATTGCCATCAACCGGGCAATGGGTTGATTGATGTCGCGAAACGACTGAGTGCCGAGCAACACATCAACGTTGAAATGTCGATGTAGCTTGTACCACTCAATCACCTGGGCATCTGTGCCGATAGTCGGCATGCCGACGTGACACTCGTCAATGATGAACAGGGGGCCTTGCCCCGTAATTGGATGCTTCCAATCGCTGTAGTAGTCCCACACGTGGCCGAAGAGCGAAACTTTGGTCGCAGGCTTCTCCGTGTGACCATCAGCGAACAATTCAAAGGCATTGCCTTCACCGGTTTTTTCGTCAACGCGCTCTGCATCCCACGTGCCGCGGATGGGCTGGACGCGGCGACGCAGCTCCAGTAGCTTTAAAAAATCGGGGTTGATCGCTGCCCACATATCCACCAGCAGTGGCAAATTCGTGATGACAAGACGACCCGCCTGAAGCGCAGGCAATACATGGTGCACGCATGCCTCGTAACTCTTTCCCGAACCGGGAATACCCTCCAGACCGTTGATCATGAGCCGAGCCTTACAAAGGGGATGAGTTGCAAGAGAAAACGAATAGCGAGGGCGGCACCAATAATTGCGAGGGCTTGACCCACACCGAGCGCACCCATTACCTGCATGACGTTGGCAGGTATTTGGCCAAAGACGGCAAGGTTGCTTGAGATACCAGATACGTCCAAGGTGCTGATCGCGCTTACAGCGATCTTTAGTGACTCATCTAGCATCCAGCAAAAAAGGTCTTTGAGTAAGTCCCAGATTGCGACAAAACACGCAACAAATAGGTCGCCAATCCATTTGAGCAGTCCCGCTATCTTTTGAAAGAGCATGGAGAAAAGTGCGCCCATATCAGCCTCCAAAAATGAGCGCCCGAGCCAAGAAGAGGGCGCTGACGAGAATGACTATCTTGCAGAAGTCCCAGACGTAGCACTCTGGGCCTAGGCTATATGTACCGAAGTTGACGAACCCGAGGTTCACGCTGAAAGAGAACTGCGGGCATGCAGCAGCGGGGATGTTTGGCGTTAGACCGCCGACCAACTGCAACAGAGGAGAACCCATGAAATCCGCTTTTCGGTCAGTCCAGACTTTTGACGGGCCTTGCGGATATTTCGGTGTGTAGAGCTTTGGCTGATCCGGTAAAGGGGTATCGGTAGCCTCATATTCGGGTTGCTCTTCTGCCTTGGGCGGTGTTCCTGTAGTTGTCGTCGTGGTGGTGGTGTTCGTGGTCGGGTTGTAGTTGTTGATGACGGTGGTGTTGGTGGTCGTCACCGTATTGCCGCCGTAGGTGTGGTTGTGCGTGGTGGTGCTTGTCTCGGTGCTGCCATCAGGTTTCTGAGTGGTGCTGGTGGCGCCTGGCGTGCTGGCGGGGCCAGAAATGGTGAGGTTTTCCGGCTGAATCTTTTCGCCAGTGACCTTGGCGGCATCCTCCAGAGCCCTGGAGAGGGTGGAGCTGGACGGCCAGCCGGACTTGGTGGCGATGGCATCCAGGAACTCTTGTTGTGAGGACTGAAGCAGTACCTCAGGTTTAGGCGCGATTCCCTCGCGTTCAATCGCCCGTGTAGTGGCGCCCCCGCCGTTGTGCGGCCACTGGCAAACAGAATTAGGAGCAGTGCCCACCACAATAGGAGGCCCGGCCAGAAGCCCGGCCGGCCAGTCGTTGGGAACAGCCTGGCACGCCGCTAGTTCGGTGCTTCGCTTGGGACCGCCAGATGTGGTGTTATAGCTACCCGTGCTGTACAGATAGCATGGCGCGACGGAGCAGACATTGGGGTCGCTTTTATCGACGTCGAGCGTGCCGTCCGGGTTGCGGCCGAGCGTAAAGCCCAGCTCTTTAGCCAGGTCGTAGACGGCTACACCCGTGTTCAGGACGTAGCCGCCGGTAATCTTCAACAAGAATTTCCCGATTGCCTTTCCGGCAGCAGCGGGCGGTATGCGCCCGTTGACCTTCACCGGGACCGGGTTGCCGGACGGGTTTTTAAGGTTGCCGGTGTGTGTGGTTTTTGCGGAAGCGGCCCCGTCCGTCTCAACGGTCGGAACACCACGCGAATCCAGTGGCTTACCCCTGTTATCGAAATCAATGCCGCCTATGTTGACGGTTTGTTTTCCTGCGCCGGTATGAGACTCAACAAGCCCCCCAAGGGCGCTAGGAGCCGGGGTAGGAGCAGCAAAGGAGGCGGTTGATAGGAGAGCTGCCACGACGAAAAAGAACGTATGAGGGCGCATTAACGAGCCCTCCCGAGAGCTATACAAAGACCGATGCCGCTCAACGCACCAATTAGGGCGATAAGGCCATAGAAAAGCGTGATGAGGGCACCGATCAGCATGGTCTTAGACCTTGCGAACTGCGCGCTTGCCCAGGTCGCCGCCCTTGAACGCCATGGCGATACCGATCACGGCAATCATGAGCGTGACCACTGCGGCAGCAACACCTTCAACGCCAATGGCGGCGAAGATTTGCTGAAACACCGAAGGGCCGGGCGTCTCTTGAGCCAGCGCGAAGCCGGTGCCAACGAGGGATGCTGCACCAACTGCAATGCGAGCGCCGTACTTGCGGACTTGGTTGTAAAGCTTCATTTCATTTCCTTTTTGAATTCGCTTTCGCGAGGTGCTTTCCGAGACATTCGGAACTACACCCCATAGAGTCGGGCGTTTCACAACGATGCGGCTCTACAGGCTGAAGTCAAAACCTCTATGCTTTTTTTATTGCGTCTACTGCCACTCCGGTTACGAAACCAATGAGCCAAAACAGAATCACCGCACCCATCCCCCATGAGAAGGCGTACAGGACGGACTCAGGGGTAATGCCCAACGTCGCAGGGTTGATGGCCTCGGACATTGAGAGGTATGACAAGGCCTCGGGTGGGCACGGAGTGGCGTCAACGGTGCAAATGAGAAATTGCATCTACGCCTCCACAACAGACTCAGAGCCGCATTCAGGACACTCGACCTCATCGACGTCAAAATCCTCGTCGGCCTCATCATCGTGTTCGACGTGCGTGCCGGTTTTGAACTCGACAAAGTGCCCCTCGTGCCCGCAGGCGGTACATGCGAACTGAGCCATCACCGTTCTCCGATTGAACGGCGGAAGTCACGCCGTATGTAATAGACAGCACCGCAAAGGGCGATGCAACACAGCGCAAGCGCGAGCGACGGCAGAAGAAGCGCCTGCATATCAAGTCCCCTTCGCGTAGTCACGTGGCGTGCCAAGGCGATCAAGGTCAATCAATTGCGGCATGTCTTCAAAATCGCAGTTGTCTTCTACGAGTTGATTCACCGCTTCAAGATCGGACACCACGCCCCCGCCCGCCTCGCGGAGCGATTGCACCCACACAGGCTCACCCCCATCCAGCGCAGGACAGAGGAATTTCCCGGTCGTTTTGGACTGGATGAGGAGCCGCATGGTTAGGCTGCTTTTTGCAGTTGCTGTGGAGCAGGCTTGATGCCCACCAAGGTGAGCTTGGACGCGTTGTCGGCGCCGGCCACCACGTCAAACTCACAGTCGCACAGCAGGCCGGTAGCGGGCCACGATTTGTCCAGGTGCGCCCATTTCTCGAACTCGGTGGCATCACCGAACTTGAATGGGCGCGACACCGAACCTATGGAGCGGCCAGCGGAGTTTTCCGCTACATCCACGATCAGGTGAAACGTGGTGGAGCTGAAGGCTTTCTTCGTTTCCTCGAAGGTACCTGCGGATTCTTTGATACCGGTGCAGATGGCTTGGCTTTTCATTTTCATGATTGAGTAACTCCTTTCCCCTGTTAAGCCGCTACGAAGGCCGGGGAACCCTCTGGCTGTGAAAGGCGACCGAATGCCGCCGTGAATGAACGGCCCAACTCATTGGGCAGAAATTTCTGAAGTCGGCCGGGTAACTTCTGGTTCGTGACGAAGGTCAGGAACTCTTCGAGGCCAAGGTGTTTAAAGGCGACGGCGATGGAGGGGGCCGCCGTCTGAAGCGTCCAACGGATGTTGCGGACGCATTCCGCTTCGACGGTTTCGAGCGGCAAGCGCTCGATGGTGGAAAGTTTCTGCGGTGCAGCTACAGCATCAGCCAGAGCAAGTGCCGCAGCGTGCCAATCAGACGCACCAGCAAAGAAATCAGCCGGTCTGCGGAGCATGTCCACTGGAAGAACCCGCAGCTTGTTGCCGTAACGTAGCTCCAGACGAAGCCAAGGGCTACCAGCATCAACACCAAAAAGCTGATCGCCTTTTTCATACGCATTGGTTTCTTTCCCAGCCTCTTTGGAGCCGAAGTAGATGGAGCGACCGCCATGGGAATGCTCTGACCAGTCACCAACGAAGTTGACCTTGAGGAGCTTGCCACCTACATTGCAAAGACCTTCGTTGTAGTCGTCACGAATGGCTTTGATACCGCCCGGATAGCCGTCGAAGAAATCCAATGCAAGATCACACCGGGTCAAGGTTGCATCGCGCTCCTCAACAATGTCGGCGAGACGATCACGCCAGCCGTGAGAGGCGAAAGTACAAGCCATCCCGAACAAATTGCAATGGATGGTTTGCGCTTGCGCTTTCTGGCGTGGGGAGTCGCCCGATGAGAGGAAGCCGACCCATCCGCATTCCGCGCCATTGCGCTCGATGCACCAGCGAAATTTGTAGAAGTCATGGCCCTTTTTGAATTCAGGATTGACTACAAAGTCAGTTCCGAGCGCTGTGGCCACGTTTTGCGCGAGGTCGAGCGCCTGCGTAGCGGCGTCGAAATCGCAATCAGGTATCTCGCGCAGCATACGGGCCTGCTGCGCAGCCCGGTAGTTCTCATCCCAGATGTTGGTATCTGGGTGTGGAAAAAGGTAATCGACAGGGACAAATGGCGCGTTGCGCCGCAGGGCTGTGAACCGTACCCAATCGACATGAACCGGCGTTTTGGAGGCCAGACGTTCAGCTTCGAGGCGATATTTAACTTCGGAACCGTCCAGAACCAATGACGAGCGACTTGGGCGTGTCATAGGTTGTTATCCCCGTGATTACCAACGGGGAGGTTTCGGACCGGCTCGCTGCCGCTCGCGCCCTTCCCCGCAAGCGGGGCCCCTTCAGCGCGAGCGGCTTTCGCCGACTCACGCCCAAATGCATAGATTTCGTCAAGGGACTTACCGGCCATGAACGGCCAGGTCTTCAGGAACTCAGACCGGGCGAGTTGGCCGATGTTCGAGTGAACCATTGCCACGCCGGATTGACCGTTAACCGACTTGCTCATACAGCCTCCGCTGACACAATGGAGGCAATCTTTGAAATACCGTTATCTCCTGATTGAGAGAGAGACCAAAGGGGGGCAATGAAATTGGGCATTCTGGAAATTGCGATGATTTCGCTGCTCGGCGGCATAGTCGTTGCCCTTGTCGCGCTGGCAATTCGCGCAACGTTGCAGGCTCGGAAGAACGAAGCATTGGCAGCGAAAGAGCGGCTTCGGCTAGATCGCGCCCGAGCGGATTTCGACCGGAAGTGAGTGAAGACTAGGAAGGCGAGTTGTTGCATACGTCCAGATCAAAATGTTGAGAGGGTTTCAACATTTCGGACGTTAAGAGGGTCTCACTCTATCGCCTAGCGATTTATGATAAAACCCTCTCACTAATAAGGGGTTATTAACATGCAAAGCACGATGGACTTGTACGCAAAAGCGCTGGAAAAACAGCGCGCCGCCGCATGGGCTCGTGACATGAATATCACCCCATCGGCACTATCGATAGCAAAGCGCCAACGGCGACTAAGCCCCGTGCTTGCTGGGAATATTGCTATGAAATTAGGAGAAGATCCAGAGCACTGGATCGCTGTCGCGGCCCTTGAGGCAGAGCCCGATAGTGAATTGCTAGCACGCCTAAAGAAAGCCGCCAATAGCTGGCGGAAGCGGTGGCTTAAGAACAACACTTTAAGGCC